AGCTGCGGCTTCGTTTCGCTCCTTGATAACGTCGATTTGCTGGGTGTCTTCGGCCATAGTCTTTTTGTTAGTGGTTTGCGTTTGCACCTTTTCGGTCTGCTCGTCAATTCCTTTTTGCAAGTCGATTGCGATAACACTGTGCGGAAGGCTGCGGCATTGTTCCAAACTGCGCCCCACGCCGACCGAAGGATCGGCGGGAATAGTCACAAGCGATGCCTCATGGATTGCCCACTTGAAGCGGTAAACCGGGATGCCGTCCCTCATGCCGATTTGTTTGCCCTCGTCCATGATGCGGTAGCCTACGGACGTGTCCGGCAATGCCCCGCTGAGAGCATCTTTCTTCTTGGTCTGCGCGAACTCGCTTTCGCTCCAAATCAGCCCGCCGACGCTGCACTTCTTGCCGTCGTTGGTGTAGGTGGTTGCGCGGCCAAGATGTTGATCGCGGTCATGGTTGAAAAGGATCGGAAGCCCGGCCTTTAGGCGGGAATCGTCCATGCCTCCCGGCGCATGGTCGAGGACTTCGTAGTATTCCTTATCGTTCCAGTAGTCGTACCGCTTGTACGGCTCGTCGCTGGAAATGGACATGGTGAACTCTTTGGCATCGCCTTCACCGGAAACCGTGATGGTGGCTGCGCGCTGTAGCTCTTGCGGGACTTTGATTTGAGTCTTCATCGTGTGATAAGTTGCGGGTCGCGGTTAGTGGACGCCATTGAGTCGCCGGGACTTGGCCTTGGGCTTTTTGTTGTTTCCTTCGGTGTCTTCTTCTTCCTCGTCTTCTTCGGGTTTTTCATTCTGTGCTCCTTCCGGTTCGGGAAGCTCAATTCCAAGCTCCTCGGCAAGCATCTGTTCCTCTGCAATCTCTGCCCAGCATTCCTCCAAATCGCGCCCGTTCTCGTCGAACCATTGCGAATAGGACATGAGCTTGTTTTGAATCGCGAGAACTGCCGCCTGCGTCTCCTTGATAGGGTCAACGCCAGCCCAACGCCGACCGCTGAACTGCGGCTTGTTGAACTTCTCATATTTGGACAGGGGCAGGGGAATAGCCTGCATGGCCAAGGCCATTTCAAGCCACGCCTCAAATATGGGACGCTCTGCCACATCGATGTCGAATCGTTGCAGAAGCTTCCACATCTCGTTTGTGTCGAGACGCCCCAAGCGGCCCGCTGAAAAGTTGATGTTTTCGAGGTCGTTCGCGATGACGTTGTAATCAGCGCCAGGAAGGCCCGCGCACCACGACCGCAGCATTCCGCGCCGGAACGCATCAAAGTTCTGTGTCGGGTGGTTCGGGTTCCATTCCTTGAAATGGACGCCCCACGGCAAGCCCTGCGTGCCGCCCGGGGTCATGTCCCATTGCGCGGGTTTATCGCACGGATTAGGCGTAGGCATGTCGCCGCCCTCGGCAATCATGTCAGACTCCAAAAAGCCCATCTTGCACGCTGCCACGCGAGCCGCGATTACCTCGGCCTCCTCAAACTTGTCGAGGGAACGAGACTTTGGAATCACGCTGGCACTCCACGGCGCTCCGCGTGTGCTGTCGGCGTATTCAAGGCGGGCGTAGTGAATCACGTCCTTCGCCTCAATGCGTTCATGTTGCAGCCCACTGCCGCCCATCAACCCGGGCGTGCTCATCTGCCAGTCCCAAGCGGATTGCTTGATGAAATGATACGCGATGCGCTTTCCCCATTGATCCATTTCCACACCCATGCGGATGCTGTTCCCGTTCTCCAGACGGGAAACGTTCAGGTTGAAATCGCACCACTCCGAATTGATGAGTTGCAGCGAAAACCCAAACTTGTTCCCGGCCTGCTTGCCGCGAATCATGCGAAGGAAGAAATCGCCATCGCGGGCACAGGACAACAGGCGAAGCTGGCGAACCTGATTGTATGTCAGATTACCTGCCATCGTGCAGTTTTCGGCGCGCTGCCAATCCCGATATGCAGTTTCAATCAGAGTGCAGGCATAGAGATCAATGTCTCCCGCTTTAATCGTAGCCTTGGCGCGCAAAAAGGACTCGCCGGGAAGGCTCATTCCCTTGCGGGTCAGATGCTCGCGGATGCGTTGAATCCTTCCGTTGTGAGAGTCGCGCAATGCCTTCTCGTCGGACGCATACACTACGCGGTCGCCAGTTTCTTTCACCTTCATCCGCAGGCGAAGCCCTTCCTCACCAAACACGTTGGCGAAAAGCTCCTCCTTGTATTTACGGAAGTAGCAATCCGTCTTGAACAGGTCGCGGGAACGGTCGCGCAACAGGTTGTTGTTGTTGCGAAGGTCGCCATCCTCCGAAATGAACGAGAACGCCCAATCAGAGTATGCGCCCCCAGCGCCAACCACGTTGCGGTAACTGCGCTGCTGCGTGGTCTTGCCTCGCATGGCGTTCCACAAGCCCTTGATGTATGATTTTATCCGCATAGACAGCCGAATTTGTAGCCGCTCCCGGCGTCGAAGCGCGGGGCGTAGTTCTTTGATATGTTCTCACCACGGCGCGCCGCTGCGTTTGCCTTCTCGCGGATGCCTTCGGCCTGCAAATCCGTCCGCATCCGCATCAGTTGCCCCATATCGCGCTTGGTGTAGCTCTGCCCGTTGAAACTCACGCTTTGGTTGCCGCTTCCGCTCAGGGAAAGGATCGTGGCGTTGAGTGCATCAAGCATCTGCTGCGCAATGGACGCAGTTTGAGCCGTGGCCATGTCGGGAAGCACGGTAATTTGCCCAGTAAGCGCCGTTTCCCGCTCGCCTGCGGTATAGGTGAAGTAGATCGCCCAATCGTATAGCCCGGGTGCCAGCGAGGCGGATGCCGTGGCGGAAATCGTGAAGGTGAAATCGTTCCCACTTTCGGTTGCCGTGAAGTTGGCGATAGGTGCGCCGTTCAGCACCAAATACAGCCGCGCAGCGCCCTCGGAAGGGGCATAGGTTGACAGCGGCATCGTCACAACGAGTGTGTTGCCGCTCTCAAACTGGCAAGGCATTGAAGTCAGGGCAGCGAAGGCCATACGCCGCCACTTATTGCAAGCCGATTGCAATAGTCAACCTATATCCGCCAGCTAGTCACCCCTACGAAGTTGCGTTTCTGAGGCTGTGGAGTCTCTTTCGGTGCCTCAACCTTCACCTCCGCTGGCTTCCACGCCTTCAATTCAGCCTCTATACCGTCGAAATTCCACGGCCTGCGCTTAAATGCCGCGTAGTTGTAAACCGTGAGGTCTAGCGCCTCGTCGCGGACGCCTTCCTTGCCCAAAAACTTGCGAACCTCCTCACCTTTCTCGTAATCGAGGGTCAGTTCTGCGGTGCAAAGCTGCTGGAAATAGGATTGTTGGTAGCTCTGATTCCAGCGGAACCAACCAATCGGCGGTTCGCCCTCGCCGTTCCACTCACGACCCAGGCGAGCGTTCACAATGTCCTTAATCTGCCACGTCCCTACATGGTAGCCCTTGAGGTTTTTATTGATGGCGCGGTATTCCGTCACCAAGGCGTGTCCGATAGCGCCGAACCCCTTCACGGCGCGCACTTTTCCGGTGATTCCTTCCAGCGGATTCGCCGCGAGGTGCCGCATGAAAGCGTAAACGTGATCGCCCCACTTGCCGCCATCGATGAAGAACAAAGAGAACTGCATCGGCGCGCCGGAAACGTGCTTGAACGGGCGTTTCAGTTCGCGAACGAGTAAATCCCAAGTGCCAGGGTCGCGGATGTCGCCATCAATGACGATGTGACCGAGTCCCCAGCATTGCTCCCCGCGCCCCCATCCCTTCCATTCCAACTCAATGCGGTTGATTTGAAGGTCTGCCGCCCCTGTGATGACAAGCGCGCCATCGGGAACAAGGGTGTAATTCTCGCGGCGATTAAACAGCGGCTCCCATGCTGGGGGCTTCTCCGTGGCGTCCGATGGATCAAAAGTCTCCGCGTCCACGGTGTTGACGAGAACGCGCAGGCTGCGCTTTGGGTCGTCGCTTTTCTGTGCGGCGATCTCTTGCTCTGCCAGCATTTGAAGGAAGCCGCCCGGGTATTTCACGGTGTCCACAGGATGCGGCCAAAGCATGGCGTTGGCGTGGAATCCTCTGCGGCCCCTGAACTCGTTCTTGGGTTTCCAGTTGTCGAACCCTTGCTTGTGGGCCATGTCATACCGCTGCGAGTCCGTGAGCAGTTCCTTGCAGCGCGGACA